TTGGTCTAAAGAAACAGCCTTTTCAATTTTTATAGGCTCATCTCCAGCAAATACGAATTCAGGTGTTACGCCTTCGGCGCGTTGAATTGTTGAATACTTTGTTTGCGAAACCCTATCTTTGGAGCCAAATTTTATTATATTCGCTAATTGTTTAGACTTGTCATCTTCCAAGCCCATTTTTTTAGACAAAGTTTCAACTAAATCAACCATAGCCTTTTCAATTACAGCACCGCGCTCTATTGCGCTTTCGGCTTGATATAGTTTTCTTACAGTGTCGGCAATAAATGCTTCTTGAGCCTTTTTGCCAATGATAATTTTAAATCTAGCAGAACTTAGCCAATTTTCTACAGTTTGAACAGTTCTTGTACCGTCATTAAGGTTTACGGTAGTAGAACGAACGTAGTATCTTCCAAATTTTCTTTCTAGGCTTTCTGCAATTTTTACAAGTTTAATATCCGAAGAATCAACTAGTTTCATTGCTGGATTAGCCAGCATACCAGTTTGAGTACGTAAAGACAAAGAACGGAATAAACTAGTGTTTGCCATTCCAGGTTGCAAAAGATTTAAGAAAGTGCCAAGAACTTCGTCTGGTGTTTTAGCAGCAGCCAAAGCCTTAACTGTGTCATAGTCAAGTTTATTCCCGAAAAAGTTTTGTATTTTATAATGGTCTGTTTCTTTTGCTACGACTTCAGCAATACGAGCAAAATTTCTACCAAGTAGATATTTAAGTGGCCTAGAGAAATCATCTGCTAAATTTCCACCAAAATAATCAGTAAGACCAACTTGGTTGTTTATCCATTCACGTAAAATGTTCTTTTCGGATAATTCAGAATTAATTTCTACGACTCCACGTAGACCCTTATACTCTGGGTCACTTAATAGTCTAGTTGCTGTTGCTGTATCTTGATTTGCTACTTCGCGGAATATGTCAAGTTCTTTGACTCTTTCAGCAAAAGCATCACGTTCGACTACAGCCTTATCTAAATCTGCTTGTGCCTTAGCAATAGACTCGTCATTGGTTTTAAGACCTTGTACTAATTTAAGCATATTAGGACCAAGGTTAGTTGGGTCTGCAATCTCTGCTAGTGCATTACCAATTTCTGCTTGACGAATTCCGAAATATGGCTTTACTCCATTTAATAAGAATCCACCAGTTTCTCCGTAGATACTACGTACGTTAGCAATAGCATCCCAATCCCAAATCTTTGACATCTCATCAAAAGCCAACTGCACTGCTTTAGTGCTACCAGATGCACCAATCTTTACAAAGAAGTCACTTAGTGTTCTAAAGTTACCTGGTTGGTCATTAAAAAGCGTAGCCCAGGCATAACCCTTAAGAGCCATAACATCTTCTTGGGATAATCTAGTAACGTCAGTAAAGATGTCTCTAATTGGACGTTCTATGTTTGTATCATCAGCAAGCGCCTTTAAGGCGTCTAAAAATTGAGTACGGCGGAATTGTTCATCCTTGAATGCTTGACCAGTTAAAGAACTTAAGTCAGAAGTCAGGTCTAGTACTTTTAAAGGTTCATCGGTAAGAGCAGTTACAAAATACTCATCTAATCCGTGTACACCAATAGAAAGTTTACCAGCAGAAGGTAGTTCATCTAGAATGATATTGCCTTCAGCAAACCCTTTGGTATTTTTTACATCTGCACCAAGTTTGCCAATAGCCCTTACAAATTCTCCACTTTCGACTTTATCGTGAGTTGAAATATATCTTGTGATATTTTCAACCGATAAAGTCTCTTGAGCAAGAGGATTCTTCTTTAAACCTTCTGCGCTTATTTTAGAAACATTTAAAATAGAACCTAAAGTTTTAGAAAGCGCATCAGACTTCTGTTGTTCAACCTCAAGAAGGTTACGCTCTTTCTTTAAAACCCTATCTTCAACGCGTTTAGTATTTTTCTTAATTAAATCATAGCGTTTACGCTCTAGTGTAGTAATTACATCGTCTGCTTCTTTTAGTGCTACTTCTCTAGATTTAGTAAAAGGCGAAGCATCTTTGTATGCTTTAGAAAGTTTTCTACTTTCTCTGGCTGCTTTAGCAAACGGACCAACAGCAAGATATGTTGAAGGGTCTGTTGCTACGTTTAAAGTAGCATCAACAAGCCCAGACATAACTCTATAAGCAGTCTGGTCAGGAGTTAAGCCTACTGATTTAGCAGCAAAGCGTCCAATTGTAAAAGATTGACCAAAAACTTTACCATAAGAACTCATAGCCTTGGCTTGGTCTTTGCCAACACGGCTTTCAGGGTTAATAAAGAACCCATTGCCTGTATCTACGCCTGGTTTACCACCAAGAACATCAGAAATTAACGCTCCAAGTTGCGTTTCTTTACCATAAAGAGGTTTTGGCGTTTTTCCAGTTGAAATATCGCGCACTGCAGCAGTAATACTATCATAAGGATGACGTAATGCAGCAAAAGTTAGACGAGTAGCGCCTTTAAATGGGTCATAAATAACGTTACGGAACGTATCTCCGATAGCATTAAGAAAACCACGGTCTTCTTTAACGGTAGATTTGATTTTATCTAAGTTTAAAGCATCGTTTTTAAGTTGCGAGATGCCATCCATAGATACAATCTTGCCAATTCCAGGCGTATTAACCGTAAGTCCTTGGCTAACCATAGCCATTACTAGGTCTTTGCTCATACCAGGATATTTATTAACTATTTGTTCAAAGTTAGTATACATTGCTGGTTGTAGAGTATTTGCTTGAATAGCAATTCTACGACGCAGAGAGTCCTGGCTATTGTTATAGACAGCCTGAGCAGCAGAACCTAGAGTAGGTTGTTTTAATTCAGCCACTACTTAGCCCCGTTTTTCTTCGTTATACGCTTCTACAATTCTAGCAAGTTGTGGAGTTGGATTAGCAAGATACATAGCACGGGCTAGTAACTCACCTTGATTAATATCATCAACAGGTGTCATCAAAGCAGAACGGTCACGACCAGGACCACCAGCAGCGCCATCAGAAAGCGGCACTCCTTCTTCACCTTGTGCCATTAAATTAATAGCAGGTAAGGAGTTAGCAAGAGGATTAGCGGGAGCGGGTTCTGCTACTTTAGTAATAGCGCCTTGTGATAATTCGCCTAGTTCCTTACGTTGTCCGTAAGTACCGCCAGAAGCCTCAGCAATATTCTTGCCTTCTCTTTGAATTTTTTGTACGTTACCTAAATCATTTCTACGAGATAGTTGCGCTGGCCCACTTGGTAAGTCTTGCATTGACATAGTTTAGTCCTCATCTTCGTCGAAATCATCCAGTGGGTTTTTAATTGGGTCGGTTGGGTCAATTATCCAGTTAGGATAACTTGACCTATCCATAGCAAACGCTAAAGCAGTAGATTCGTCCATACCTGCTTTGCGTAGTGAATCATAAACTTCTTTAGTTGCAATAGCCCAGAAATCTAACTTAGTTAGAATTGGCTCTTTTACTGTTCTAGGTCGTCGTGTCATTTTCTTGACGACTTTCTTAACTGGCTTCTTCTTAGTAGCCATATCAGCCTGCTAATCCAGCCAAGATACTTGCTAGGTCAGTAGGGGCAGTAGGGGCTCCGCCAGAGGCGCCAGGAGCGACTGGGGACGTAGGCGTCTCAACTGGAGCCTGTGTGCCTGGCGGAACCATCTCTTCCTGCATAGGCTGTTCAGGCGCGGGTTGCGGTGTAAATACAGCCAGTGCAGCAGCCTCTATAGTGTCCCCTTTGCGACGACGTTCAATAACGTCGGCAATTTTTTGAATCAGCATAGATGGGTCTTGACCTTGAGCAGCCATAGCAGGAATTGCTTGGGCTGTTGCTGTTACAGCAGCGGCTAGATTGCTACGCATTTTTTCAATTTCAATACGTTGTTCTTCCATAGAAACGTTAACGTTCCACGGTAATTCACGTCGAATGAAATCCTTGGATACTAAATCAGCACCAAGTGCTTGAAGAGAGAAAATCAGAGCGCGCGATGGGTCAAGTCCTGCCATTAAACCGTAACGTACTTCAATAGAAGCGTCACCTTTAATGTCTTTGCTTGGTGTGTACTTTAACTCGTACGGAGTACCCTGCGCTGTACCTCTGACATTCTTTTCTTTATCGAAAAGGACTTCGTCCATCTCGAAACACGTTTTTAGGACATCCTCTAGTGTCTCACCAAGGATAGTCTGTCCTGCTTTAATCTGTGAATCAAAAGCACCAAGTAGTGCTTGTACGCCTTGTCCAGTAATAATGCTGGCATCAATGTTACCAGTTCTACCTTCAGGATAGCGAGCACCTAAACGTAATTCTGCTTGTAGGGCTGCTTGTTCCTGGAATGCCGCTGGTGGCATATCTAGTCTTACTCTACCAACACCTGCTGGATTAGAAGTACGAATAATTGAATCTGGACCCATAGGAAGGTCAACAACATCAGATGGAACAACCAATGGTGCTTGGATTGACTTCTCTGCTGCTTCCATAGCAAGGTTAGCAAAACGAGCACGGGCAAGTTGTACATAGAGTACATCATCAAACTGTCCACGCATTTCATCGTCAACTGTAGGACGCTTTGCAATGTAGACAGTCATCTTACCAAGAAGGTTAGGTGCTGCGTTTAAAACAAAGTTACTTCTGCTAGGTAGATAAAGAACAGTAACATCTTTATCGGTATAGCGAATCATTTCAACCATTGAGTTTGTATCTTGGTTAAATCCATCACGTCCAAGTAAGAACGGTGCGTACTCAGGATACTCTACTGCAAGTTCACCAATAGTTTTATAGTAACGCTTTGCGTATGCTACGCATCTACCAAATCTATCAAAGTCTGGATAGACACCCATAGGGTCTTCTACGCGAATGCGAGGTAGGTTTGCCTCAAAATCTGGCTCAACGTGAATTGGCAAGAATCCATAAGTAAAATACCAGTCAGCACCAGAGTACATTTGAGACTGCAAGCGTGAGTGATAGATGTAATTGTTTGCAATCATCGTACGCTTGTCAGCAAATGCTCGGGCTTTATCGCTATTAACGTTCAGTGCTGAACAGTTAAAAGATGGTAATGGTGCTAGTACTTCAGCCAAGTCACGTGCTGCAACATCAACAAAGTTGGCAACCATAGACTTGTCCATACCTTCAGGGAACAGGTCTGGGTAGATTTCACCCATATCTCCCTTGCGTACGGCAAGGATATCCGACATGCGCGCATCGCGGTCAGAGTTACGCATCTTGATATTATCGACGCGCCGCGCTATAGAGTGGATATCAAATTCCATTATAGTCCTATTCGTACATAGACAACTCATAATCGTTCACATTAACTGTGTAACGGTTATCTAGTTGTCTTCTTGTAGCCCATCTATTTGAGATGTGGCTTTGGTTGATACTAGCATTACTTATCATTTCTCTGGCACGTAGTTCACAGAACCAGAGAGCCATCACACAGTCAGTTTTACCTTTAGTATCAGGTGTCCAGGTTATAAGTTGCTGGATTAAAGCCTTGATACCTTCAGAGTTATCCTGTGACGGTAATTCTATTAAGTTATCTTTTTGATGTACATTGTTTCGCATAGTGCCAAACAACCCACTCATAGCGGCTACGCCGAATGCAGTATCCCATTTGTTCTTACCAGTAAACTGGCTGGAGAACCTGACTCCGTTAGAAGCCAAGTAAGAACGCAGGTCATCATCTAGGGCGTATGCCTTCTGGTGTGCGTTGATTTCGATACGTAATTCTTGTGGGTGGTACAGGTTAGTCCAGTCTTCAATCAACTGGCGAATCTTTTGAGGTGTTGGGTCTGACATATTAACGCAGTCAAGTATATACCTCTTGCGAGTGTTACGGTCTACTGTCATCATAACAGCAGCAGTATTACCCGTCATAGCAGGGTCTAGCCCCATTATGGTATACCAAGACCCATACTCACGAGGATGCCCGTTAGAGCCAGGCTTTAGAGGTCCTCTTCTTCGAAGTCTATTAATTGTACCTTGTACGCATACAGGGGAAAATATAGAGTCCTCTTGGACATCTTGCTGTTGGTACACAAGCGCCCAGGCCGAGGGACTAACTTCGGAACGTCTGCGAAAGAGTGCTGGTCCATCCCATTTAGGATAGAGGCCATTCTCATCAGGTTGAATATTTTCATCCGAGCCTTCCCAAGGGATGTGGCTTTTAGGCCATAGGGTAACCCAGTTCTCAGGGTCTTCATCTAACTCTAGAACCGCTGGCATAGAAAAATACGTAAAAGGGGTTTTACCGCTTGTCCAATGGTCGCCATTGCGAATCTCACGGTATAGGTCGTTAGAGGCTATACGGGTTCCTACAATGAGCAGTTTACCAGAATCACCAAGACGGGTAACTACATCTCGCTGGAGCCAGAGGAGTTGCTTCTCCCATTCGTGTGCGTTGGATGTCGTAACAACGTCATCAAGGATAATGAGATTTGAGCGTGCTCCTGTAATCTGTCCACCAATACCAAGGGCTTGTACTGTCGGGTCTTTCTCCGTCGAGTCGCGGCTGAGGTAAATCCTATCAGCCTTCCAAGTATCGGCATCTTCTTTCCATCCCCCACTGCTGCCATAGACAGCCTGTAGTTTTGACCAACGCTCGTGGCTCAACCGCTGCTTGATGGAGTAGAGATACTCTTTAGCGCGTTCTTGAGTCTTAGAGACAATCGTAATCTTGATATTCGGGTCCATCGCAATTCGATAGACGCAGTAGTTAACTGTGATGACTGTTGACTTGGCGTGTTCAGGGGGTACATTTACCAGCAATCTCTTAGGGCTGGCTGGCTCATAAGTCATCGAAGGGTGTAGGTAGGACGGCTCGCGCCCCTCAAGGACATCTATCCAGGACCTGTGATGGGGGAAGATAGGGGAGTCTAAGAACTCAGACGAGAACTCCTCGAAACCTATCTTAAACTTTGCATCCCCCGTGACAATGCTGAGGGTGCGCTCGCCTTCTGTTCTGGCTGCTTCCAAATCACGCATGAACTTGGCATCTTTGCGCCAGTCTTTCATCACGTCAGGCTTCCTGCCAGAGCGAGCAATCGCATCCTGGAGGTCTAACCCTTGACGGACAAAATCTAATACCTTGGCCTTAGCCTCTCGGAGTTTAGCCACATTATGGTGCTCTTGACCACCCTTAGCAGCCATATAAAACCTCCGTAATAAAATCCCCCTTCGCTCAGCGCCTCTAGGCGCTTCGCTACCCCCTTGCGAGGCAGCCCCATAGGCTGCCGAGCGGGAAGGATAAACTCACTAGGGACTTCCGTTCGTTTATCCTTACATATATACTAACCCGTTCAAATACCAAAAACGAACGCTTTGTTATCAAATTGTTATAATTATATGTACAATACGGACATTTGTATGCCCAAATACTGGAAAAATATTTTTGACGGAGAGTGTATACTAACGGCTCCGCCGTTTAAAGCATTGGGGTCGCGCTAGCGACCACGGAAGGTTTTTGCTTTCCGATAGGTAGGGCTCTGTGGAGTAGGACCATCGGAGTGGCGAGCGAGCGAAGCGAGCGAGCGCGTTTTTAAAACCGATTTCAGCGATTAACTAAGCGGTTTGTGTTGGGCGGTAGTCTGCGCAGGGGTTGAGCCTGAGCGTGGGGCTGTACGATTTTCGTACACTTGGCGCGGTGATTTGACCCTATGGGGGATTTATGCAATAATTCTCTTAGTGGCAATACCGCCACTAACTAGATAAAGGATAAAGAAATGGCAAAGAATAAAGAAACTGCTCCAAAGGCTTCAAACGATGTTAACGATGAATTAGTGCGCGAGTTGTCCGCTTCCTTCAATGTGAATCTTGAGAAGGCTTGGTGGGTCAAGGCTCGGAAAATGGTTGAAGGTGGCGCGATTTCTGTCCGTGGTCTGAAGGCTACGATTAAGAAGGTTGAAGACACTTTCGGCAATGCTCCAACTCTGCGCTCCAGTTGGTCGCAGTATTTTGAGGACGCTTTTCAGGTTGAAGACTTGGAAGGTGGAAAGGCGCAAAGTCTGAAGGCAATTTTGAATCTCACGATTCAAGCGACCCGCAAGGCTGGGGGTCGTACTGGGTTCGCTGAGGTAATCGAGGGTGTAAAGTCTTTCGGTGAACTCGCAAAGAAGGTTGAAAAAATGCCAAAGAAGGAAAGCAATTCAAGTGATGAGCCAAGCGTGGCTGACTTGAAAGGGGC